TGGCACAAGGGTTTGCTAATCTGGAGACAACACCAATGTGGGTTCAATGGGGAATGTATGCTTCCATAGCTGCATCATTTGGAATCCGTACTATGAGAGGGTTAAAGAAATGAGTTTTAATTTAAGCAAGCGCAGCCTTGGTAAGTTGGAAGGTGTGCGCCCTGATATGGTTGAGACTGTAAAGTTAGCTATTAAACTAACGCGCGTTGACTTTGGTGTGACTTGCGGCTTGCGTACAGTTGAAGAGCAAAAGAAGCTTGTAGCTACTGGTCGCTCTCAAACTATGAACAGTAAACATATCCCACAGTCAGATGAATACTCCCATGCTGTCGATGTATTAGCTTACATTGATGGTGATGTTTGTTGGGAGTTAAATGTTTATGACGAGATATGTGATGCGATGGCAGCGGCTGCCAAAGAAACTGGCGCGTCGATTAAGTGGGGTGCAGCGTGGAGCGAGGGTGACATACGCGCGTATAAAGGCTCGGCTGAAGATGCTATGAACGCTTACATTGACCTTCGTCGTTCTGAGGGCAGACGTCCGTTTCTTGATGGCCCTCACTTTGAGTTGATGGCCTAAGTTTAGGGCGTATAGACTTAGATAATATACCAGTATCTTTGCAAAACAAATCGGCTGGCAATGCAGTCGATAGTTCTTCACTGGCACGAATGACTTGCTGACACTTGTCACTACTTTCGAGTAGTATATTGGATTCCATTGGGTATCCATTTAGCACATAAGCTATTGTAAATATAAAGTAAGTTTCCATTGCGCTCTCTTTTTGTTTTGATAGATTGTCTTGGTGGGCAGTGGCGTCCAAGCCAGCAGCTATAGTCCGACCATTCACATAGCACTGCCCACACGATTACCCATCATTGTGTTGTGGAAGTTTCCACTTTTCTATTTCTGACATGACAACATTGTCTGTGACACCAAGTATGTATGCTATGTCATCTATTCTTACTTGAACGATCAGCATACGGTTAATCATCTTTGCCATCTTTGATGCGCGGTAGGGCCATCTCCGTGTGTCAGTGTTTTTTGGCAATGCCTTGGGTGTCACTGGCTCTCTGGTTCTTTTGATGCCACACGTTTTTTCTTTTGATAATTGTTTTTTAAATCCTTCTTGCTCTCGCTTCATTTGCCACATTGTTGCGAGTTCAATTTCGCTTGGTGGTCTGCCGTATAGCTTAGTGAAAGATTCTGTAATATTTACCATGCGTCGTTCCTTTCTGAAAAAAAGGCCAGCCCGAAGGCTGGCAGTTGGTGGGAAGCAGTGAGGCAATATAGGCTGCGATGAGCAGTGTAACTTCCCACAGAGAACATCTCTATTTAAAAGGGAATGTCATCATCTTTCAAGGCTTGTGATGCAGCTTTGCCTTGTGGCTCTGAGATATTGAATGACATGTATGGTTTGCCATCTTTCATTCTGCGCCATCCCGCTACTCTACGGTTGGGATGTGGGTCAGTCCACGGCTGCTGTTTGTCTTGCATGTTATACATGTTGCCAGTGTAATCAGGCGCACCTTCTTTGCCACCTTCTTGCTTAAACATTACACCAACTTTTTCGTAGACCTCCATGATCTCACGACCACCTTTGGTTTCACGACGAACAATTGCATAGCGTCCTTCTCTGCCCTCAACATTCATCTTGCCTTGCAAGATCATCTTCATGTCTTCAAAGGGTGGGAATGCCACGCCATCATTTGTATTGTCATATTCTGCCATGCTTCTGGCTCCTGTATTAAAGTGTTTTTGCGCAGCTTCTAATCTACTGTGGTGACTTCTGGACTTATCTTTTCTGTGACCACATGACTTCCCTGCCTTAGCTGCACACTTGGGGCAGGGAATCTGTTGTACCATTTCTCTGGTAACTGTTACCAAGCAACGCCTCCGCTGCTCTGCGCTTGGCCTTTTGGGGGGCCGCTTGAGCGCGAGGCTGCATTGCCATCGTCATCCTCTGCAGGAAGATTAAGCAAAGACATAATGCCATACCGACGAGCGTAGGTAATGGCACTACCCAATCCTTGCATGTCATTCTTTCCGAGTACAAGTGGCACATGAGAAACCATTTCCCAAGTGGGATCATCTTCATGCATAAGTATAGTATCTACAAACGAGCCATGCTCATTGGTGAATACTTGTTGGCTAAGAAAGAAACCGTGATTAGCCAATGGCTGTGTCACTGCTTCGATGCAACCTTCGAGCGTTACATAACGGCTGCGAAAGTGTGGGTTGGTGCCAGTCTTTGCAGGTGGCTGTATATCTTTACGCGCCTTGATTAGTAGGCTGACTATATTTTTAGACATTGGTGTTCTCCTCTATCCATTGTCTGTTTAGGTTGAAATTAATTCGATCAATCATCGAATAATTCTTCCAAGGGTAAGGCTGAATGCGATCCAGCATGTAGTCGATGCTCTCTACAACATATGTTTCTGGCATCTTTAATAATCTCATATTGTTTCTGTTTGCGTTTGCGATGTTGTATTTTGGTTTAAACTTTTTGATTAGATTGCGTTCGCATTCTAATGCTTCTTCTTTGTCAATAAACTCTTGTACAACAATGCAGTGATCTACATGAGCGTAAGGCTTTCTATCTAAGAAATGTTGCCTTACTCTTTTGTGTATGTTTTTTGAGTAACCAATATACAAAGGCAATGAGTAGCCTCTTGATGGTACAAATCCATAGACTCCCATCATTATTCTGTTCTCCTAGTTTCGTTTAGTTATACGCAAAGCTCCACGCTTGTCGCGTTTGATTGTTAAGTAATCGCAGTAAACTTCACGTTCGTTGTCTCCGACCATAGCCTTTAATTGTTTCTTGGCGTTCTCAAAGGTTTTGTTGTGTTCGATACCATTAATGTAAGTAACGGCTGCGTCGACGAATTGGTTGTCGAGCGTTGCGTCACGTACGACCATGTCGTCAACCTTGATTTGGTTAATTGAGATGCTCGGTGTGTCAATACCAATCGGCTCTTCATCGCGAACAACGTAACCCCAGAAGTCTGACACCACTGCCCACATTGAATTGAAATACTCTTCATCGTATGCGACATGTGCGCTTTCCCATTTACTATTACCAAAAATTACAGAGAGATAGGCACCCTCACAGTTTGCCAAGTGGCAATACAACTGTATCTGTGGCATGTAACGCCCGATCTGTTCGTCCATGTTGGTAAAGGCATTAGTGTGCTTGGCTTCAACGATGTTGCGTTCACCTCGAACGCCAGCATCTATTGTACCTTTGACTGGCACTTCGCCAATCTTGCTAATAAATTCTTTTTGATGTGCGGCAAGCACTACGTTGTGTTGCTTTTCAAACCATTGCAGATTGAAGTCTTCGGTGAATGTACCAAGCTGCACTGGCAGATTGTTAGACAAGTCTTCGGATTCAGCACGACCAGTCTTTACTTGCCACAGTTCGTACCATTCACCATTCATAATTTTAACGCAGTCACTACCGCCGATGAAACCTTTGCGGTTCATTGTGTTCTCCTTTTTTCTTTTGAGTCTACTGCATATGTGCAGCTATGGCAAGTTATATTGTTCTTTTGCAGCCTCATGTCTGTTTATTAGATCACCAATGTGAATGTTGTATTGGTGTTCTGAGTACAGTTCTTTGTACTCATCCATGTATGACTTACGATGAGCGTTGAGTGTTTCTTCGAGGATCATACCAAGCTTAATCATTTGCACAGCACGACGACCCCAGAGATATTCTACGCCCACAAGTTCACCGCGCTTGATGCGCTCTGCGTTGACTTGCAAGCTGTCTGGTTGCCATGACTTTGCACGTTCCTTTTGTGCCTTGCGATCTTCTTCATAGATTTTGTGGGATGGACGGTTGACGCTTGCTGCCCAAACGTCATCCTCTACTGCGCGGCCTATTGCTTTCATGATACCACCTTGAAATATAAAGCTACATGTTTTCCGCTTGGCACTTTGATCATGACTTTATCTACTGGATAACCAGATTGTTTTAGATCATTAATGCGTGACGCTAGTCGAAAGCATTGAAACTTTTCTAATGCTTCAACAGCAGTAATAGTTTTGCCTGATTCAAGGTGTGCTTTGATCATCTTGTTTTGCGATTCCATGGTTGTCCTCCATTATGTTTTGGAATTGTTCGCCAGTCATTATGACAAGTGTTTGCGGCTTGCCTCGCCGCCGTTTGTAGAAAGCAATGTCTCTGCCTTCTAATACTTTGAAGGGGCTGGGGAAGTTAGACGTATCTCTGTACTTAACTTCACCTACCAGCTTTCGTCCGTTGATGAAGAGGTGGATGTCCCCTGAATACTCGCCTCCCAAGCTTCCTGAGAGGGGGACGCGTTTCGCTTCGATCTTCGCTTTGATTTTGTTGAGCCAGTCCACGAACCACTTTTCGTGGTAAGTTCCTTTTGACTTGTTACGGTTTGCCATCTGTCCTCCTCATAGCAATGAAGACAAACAAACCAATGCTTCTCCATTGTGCCACGATGATTGCGTTTAAGTATGGCAACAAACCACTCGGTGATTGTGTCACACGCAACGCAGTTAATCGTTTGTTTTCTTTTTTTTGACTTCAATGTCATAGTCCAATGCTTCAAGCCAACACATTAGAAAGAAGCCAGACGGAACACGTTTGTGCTGCTCCCATTTATGAATCAGAGATTCGGTGCAGCCTATGATTTTAGCTAAGTCAGGTTGACTTAATTTCTTTTCGTGTCTCGCTTTGACCAGCATCCTGATTAGCTGATCGTAGTTTTGAGACAGCCGAGTGTTCTTCATAGATCGCCTTGTAGATACGACAAGCTGTGTCGTAACGCATCTCTGTTGTTCCGTTGACTGACCGATAGTAAGTAGAAGTTGGCACCTCTGCTCGTGCAAATGCGTCGAGCAAAGGTACGTTTAGCTCATTAGCTAATACTTGCAGCTGTGAAAAATATGGTTTCATACTGCATGTATGCAACTAGTAAGGATCGTAGTCAACTTCTACTTCGCCAGAGCCTTTGCAATTCCAACAAGTATCCTTGTATTCTTCGAGGCTTGGTGGCAAGTCACGGTTTACCCAAGGCTCAGGACGTTCATATGTTAACTGACCATCGCCCAGACATTCAGGGCAAGCCACAGTTTCAGTAGGGTATTTCGTCGTTAAGTGGGGCAAGGTGATTGTCCTCCCATGATTGCATGCAACGAGCTAAGAACTTGTTTGCATTGAAGTTAGGATTCACTGACTTGATTGCGTCTGCAATAGCCATGTGTGCATGTGGTGATAGTTCCACACCCAGCTTGTCGCTGAGTGTGTCCAGTTCTTTTGATGATAGGTTAAGCATTAAGCAAACTCCCATTCTTTGTTGCGCATTGCAGATGCAATGGCTGCTTCACGATTGTAACGCGCAGTGTGCGGCGAGCGCAGTTCACCAGTGTGCGTTGCCCAATAGGTTAGTGTGTTGTACGCAGCCCACTTGTTGTGGCCTAGCGCAGCCGCTTCATTGCTCCAGATAGACAGCAGGTTCTCAAGCTGCTTCTCGTTGGTCTTGGAGACTGTCACTTGGCGCGTGAACGCTTTAGCTACAGTCTTCTTAAAGAAGTTCTCTATCTGTGCGTCTGTCACTGATGTGCGCATCCATGACTGCCACACTTCTTTGCGTGACATAAAGTGTTGCAAACCAATAATCATTTTATTGGCACTGCCTTCTACGTTGATAGACGCAGTGTGTTTGTAACGTGTCTTAGCTACTGCATCAGGCGTAGTACATCCATTCAAGCACCAGAGGCGTAGACCACTGGCTGCTTGTGAGAATGACCACGATGCATCATAGCTATTAAAGAAGTCTACTTTGAACTTGGTGTAGTCACCGACTGCGGGTTCAACTGTGAGATCATTGAATAGAATATGACCGCGCAGTTTGCGTCCATCTTCTAGCACCTCAACATCAACAGTATAGTCATTCGATAAGTCTGCTTGTGACACACCGTCCAAGATTGAATTGACAACATCATCATGGCTTACTGCTTTGTAGCGAGAGCCGTGTACGCCCAACACTTTGTTGGTGTCAGTGCGCATCACTGCTTTGTGACCCTCGATGGGTTCGCCATTGATGTCATAGATAGGTTGTGTTTGAATGGGGAAGCTCCATTCGTTTGTCATGTCTAACATGGTGTTCTCCGTGGTTGTTACACTGCAAGTATGCAGCACTTTATTAACTAATAGTTTAGTGACGTAGCGTCATTTGTATTTGTTACGTTACGTCACTTTCGCTACTATTATATGGCAGGACGCTTAATCCTAATCATTACAATGACTTAGCATTCTAGACTTACTGACACGTTGTATCTAATGTACTCGCCAATCATGTCGTCGATTTTTTCAAGTTGCGCATCAGTGAACGGCTCTGCATTCGGTTCTTTTTCTCGAACATAGAGTGCCAGTTCAATCTCTTGCTTAATGATGCCACGCAGGGTGGTAACTAAGGTGTTGTCACGAGTATCCATAATGTTCTCCTTTTTGGATTCGTTTCTCACAGCATGCATACGTTGGCCGCTGCGCATATATCTGCACGGTTGCGGTTAACCCAACCTATGCAACAAGAAAAAAGGGGGGACTTGCCCCCCTCGGTTATGCTGTCTTTGCGCTATCAACGCCGTTGGTGTTGGCAGCATTACCCACTGCCATATCAAGGCCTCGCTCGGCAAGCCGTGCTGCAATCTCTGCCTCTTTGTCAGAGCTTGCTTCTGGCTTAACCTCGACTGCTGTTGTCCATGGTTCCCATGGTTTGTGGGTGGTACCGCATGCAACCTCCATAAAGTCGGCAAACATGTGGTACATCTCCTCGAACATCGCAAGCTTCTCCTCGAGTTGCTGTACCCACATCTCGGCTCGATCAAGGGCCTCAAGGGCGATCTCGGTACCATCGTACTGCGCACTGGCCTGTTTCAAGTTGACCATCGCTTTGTCCAGCTTGTGCTTGACGCCCTTGACGTACCCTTTTGTGTTGGTACGCGTGTCATACATTGCTGCCCACAAGTGGTTCGCAATGTGTTGCATGAAGAAGAGCTGTTCCCACTGGTGGCTGTTGACTTCCTCATATGCCCCAGTGTCTTGGTTTAGCTTCATGCGCGGATCGTACATCTCCGCACACAAGCGCGCTATCGCTGCGCTTAGTGCTACGTTGTCCTCACCTGTGTAAGCAGACTGAAGTGTTGAGTTGATTAGTTTCGCTTGTTTCTTATCCATTGTGTTCTCCATTGTTGATAAGTTTCATTATGTCTTTCGACACCTTCGCGACCGTCCGACTGCATCGGACAGACGCAAGGCCGCTTGCGCCTCGGCTCTGCCGAGGTTGCCTTGCTTCTGGCTGATCAGTTGGCAGCGGTTTCATTCTGATTCATTCTTCTATATTTAAGAGCAGCCTCACTACGTTGAAAACACTCACAGTCGTAGTGAAGTGCTACGCCCTTCAACGACAATGCTCGTTGTTCGAATAGGTACAGTAGATATTCAACGTCTGTTTCTATTTGATATTCACT